GTACGGTTGCCCCAGAAGCGCAGCGCCCCGGCAATGCGAACCACCGTCACCAGTTCGGACGCATTGAGCACATTGGCGTCGCAGGCGGGATCCTGGATGTCAAAGGTCACGTCGGCGGTGAGGCCGTCCAGATCGGCGAGGGGGACGTTGGACAGCGTCTTGTGCCAGCCCTGCGTCTGATCGATCGCGGCGCGCGCGCCCATGGCGACGGCTGCGACGGGCGTCGGGATGCTCGCGCCGACCGGGCCATAGGGTGCGGTGACGCCGGGCCAGAGCAAAGTCAGCTCGCGGGCGTCGGGGTAGAGAGCGCGGTGGGCGATGGCTTCGCCGCGATCGTCGCCGATCGCCGCGGCATAGACGCGCGCGCGCAGGCGCTTGGCCACGGTGACCAGCGCCTTGGTCACCAGTTCCGCCTCCAGCCCCGGGGCGCCGATGATGCGCGGGTGAAGATCGAGCTGCGCGGGCGCGGTCAGCAGCGCCTGCATGCCGGTCTTCACGCCGGCTTCGTCCGTGCCGATCACGGCCGTCGCGGTCGCGGCGGCGTCGGCACCGGACGCGACGCGGACGACCACGACGGGCGCGGTGACCTGACCGGCGATGGCGGTGAGCGCGGCGCGGAGCGTACCGGTCGGGCCGGCCTTAACGATCGCATCGGCGAGGTTCGTCACCGTGACGGCGGTATCGAGCGGGAATGCGCCGGCGGCAGCGTCCGGCGCGGTGGCGACCAGGCCGATGACCGCGGTAGCGACGGTGACGATCGAGCGCCTGGTCGTCTTGACCTCGGCGACGTTGATCCCGTGCAGGAAGCTCATGGACGGACCTTTCAGGCGAGCGCGGAGAGGGCGCGGATGGTGGAGGAGAGCGAGAAGCTGGGCGCGCCGGCGACATCGCTGCGGCGGCCATGGACGGTCAGCACCACCTGGTGCGGCGCCGCGCCCGAGGCGAGCGACACGCGGGCAATGCGGGCACGGCCTTCCTGGCGGAGCAGCGCCAGGGCAGCGGCGGCGAACAGGCGCAGGCGGCCGGCGTCGTTGGCAGGCTGGTCGAGGAGCTGTGGCACCAGCGAGCCATATTCGCGGCGGCCGAGGCGCGCGCCGAGCGGCGTCGACAGGATGTCGTCGATCGACTGGGCCAGGTGATCGGCGCCCGCGAGCGCCACGCCGGTGCGACGGTCCATGCCGATCATTGCGGCGGCCCCGAGACGGCGCCACCGGCCTGTACGCCCAAATGCTTGTGCGACTTGAGGCTCTTGCCCGCGCCGATCACATCGGTGTCGCCGGTGATCGTGCCGGTGGAACGGACATCGCCGTTGACGGTGAGATCGCCGGTGAAATGGAGGCCGCCCTCCGCAACGACCGTGACGGTCGCGCCGGGGGGGAGCTGCGCCAGCAGCGCGTGCGCGGCGGGATCGTAGCTGATGCGTGCACCGTCGGCGAACGCGGTCAGCGTCGAGCCATCGCTGGCGGGATGAGGGTGCGCGTCGCTGGACAGGCTGCCCAGGATGATACCGCGCTCCGCATCGGCTTCGGGCGCGAGCACGAGGACCTGTTCGCCGATCGCCGGTGGCGACCAGGTGCGTGTCGCGCCGGCGCGTGCGGCGAGCCATGGGATGTCGCCGGTGATCAGATCGTCGGCGAACTGGACGCGCGCGGTGCCCGCCGCCTCGTCGACGGCGACCACGACGCCTTCACGGGCGAGATCGCCGATGAGGCGCTGAATATCGGCAGGATCGGCCATCCGTGCGACCATGCGCGGCGTGGCGAGCAAGGCGAGGGGGCACCCTTGTAGAATACGTTTCTACAAGGCTGGCTCCGCGTCGGACGACAGCGGTATCGCTGTTTCCGAATGGATCACCGGCGAGGACGTCGCCGGCGCCTCGCTTGTCTCAGCGGCGGTCTGATCGCTGACGCCGCGGAGCACTTCCTCATATGCGTCGAGGTGCGCCATCACCATCAACCAGGACCGCTTCTCCTTGCCATTCCGCCACTGGAATGGCTCCTTGGAGCCGATACGCAGCGTACTTGCCCTCTTCTTCAGCGCCTGAAGACGCCTTTCCACCCCAGTTTCGACGGCAGCTTGCATGCTGCGCGCCTCGATCGGTACTGAGGGCAGCGTTGCATATGCGACGATGCTTGCCCGCAATTCACGAATATCAGCATTCACCTCATGCCAGAACTGATCGACGAAAGGGTTGCTCGGGATGGGCGGCTTCACATTGCGCAGGAATGCGATGCGTGCCTTGATTTCTTCTAGCTCCACCATCTGTCGTTCCTCACTGGAAGCCGGGCTTCGGATCGCGGGTTTGTTTGATCCAGGCACCGTCCGCCGCGCGGTAGTTCGTCCCGTCATCCTGAATGAAGTCCGACACAAATGGCTGCGGTGTTCCGCCTGGTGAAGTGACAAACATTCCCTGGGCTCCGGCCCCACCGCCAATAAGCCGTGCGTTCGCCCGATTTCCACTGCCCACGGGCCATAGATGCTCGGGACATCCATTATCCCAGATTTCCCCGTAAGTCGTGGCGGGCGCCTCGGGAAAGCTAAACGCAACACTGGTCGCCGGATAAGCGGTTCTATTGTGCTTGATCTGGATATTACTGCAATCGACGCCACGTAATGACGCGAGACCCGCCTCCGGTTGACTGGAACGGCCGACGCTTACGAAATTGTTCCTTTCCCATATCCAGCTTCGGATAGTACCATAGACAACGACGTAAAGAGCGTCATAGCCAGACACGGTGTTATCCCGCGCGATGACGTCACCAACATCCGCAGCGCCAGCAACTTTCACGAATGAAGTCTGGTAAGGGGCGGATGCATCGGTTGGAAGTTTGCTGTTAATGGCCTGGTTTTGCTGGATGACCAGACTGTCGACGCGGGATGCCGCTTCAACGAACTGCGCCCACCCGTTGGCATAGTTGTCCTGGACCATGATGTTCTCGCAAGGCGTTGGCAGGTTGCCTGCGATGTTGGTGTCTGCCTCGGCAACGGTAATCGCCCGACCGTTGCCCGAGCCATAGCTTGTTCCGGTGAAGCCTGGTCCGAACAGCTTGTTGCCGGCGATCTGACCATCTTTCGAGCCGATGACGCGGCACCCGTAGTCCGTGAACCCAGTCTGCTTGTAGATGCAAGTGACCGTGTTCTGCTCAAATGCAAAGTCCTCTACCCCGTAGAAGGACACATAGGTAAAACTGCAGCGTTTGAAGAGACAGTTACGAACGAAAACGCGTTTGGTCCGCTGATACCCATCAACTGCCGTCCGTTTCCACGTGCTGTCATAGGTGATGACGCCAGCGCCAATATCCTCGAATATACAATTGCGTATAGTGATGTTCGCCACGCCATTATCATTCGCCTGGTTAGCGAAGTTGATTCCTCCAACGACAATGCACGGCGGCGGCGTGTGACCGACGCCGGTGTCAAAATCACAAAAGTTGAGACCGTCCCATACCATGTCGCGTCCGAGCAGGTGAAACATGCCTGCGCCTTCAGCGCGTGCGGCCCCGATCCCGGTGAACCACGTTCCATGTCCGACAGCGGAGATGCTTTTCTGCCCCGTACGGATCAGGCCCGCGATCTTGATCGGGTTCGACTTAGGCGACGGCGGGAAAATGATCTTCGCTACATCGGGGAGCAGGGTCATAATTCGGTGGAGCGTTCGCGACGTAGTAAGATTGCCAAGTCCGCCCACACCGTAATCAGCCGTGATCGTGAGGGGCGAGTCGACAAAGCCCGCGGCTACTCCCCACCAGCTCGCCGAGTACGTCGCGCCACCCGGCAAGCCCGCCAGAATGACAATGCGCTCCCAGTAGCGGGTGCCGTTGACGACGACGTAGATGCCCTCGTCGGGATCCGGCAGCGGCGGAACGCCAGCGCGCATCTTGAACCTGCCATCGCGACCGTCCTCGGAAAGCTCCCAGACGTCACCAACGGGGGCAACTGCCGCTTTGGCGCCCTTCAAGCCGGCGGCGTCTGCGCCGCGTCCGACCGCGACGTTTCCGGTAGCGCCGGGATCGCCTTTGTCGCCCTTGTACCAGGATTGCAGCAGCGGCACGATCGACGATGCGAGCGCCTGAACAGTCATGCGCCGCGCCCGACCGGCTTTGACCACCGGCACCTGCTCGGTGCCATCTGCTGCCGCCAGCAGATCGAGTGCGGAAATCTTGGCCATGATCAGACCTTCATGATGTAAAGCAGCGCCAGGGACGGCTGGGTCACGTCGACGGAGACCTGGTGACTGTGCTCGGCGTCGCTCAGCGTCGTGGTGTCGACTGCGGTTTGGGTCCCACCGCCCGCGTAGGTCGTCTTCAATGTCCTGTTCAGCGTGACGCCGGTGAATGCTGCTGCCGTGTTCACGTTGGCCGTCAACTGGCCGAACGCCTCGCCCAATGCACGATTGGCGGAGATGCCCACGGCCACGCGTCCGCGCAGGTCAGGCGTGGCGATCGGCCCGCTGCCGTCGGACCTTGCGACGATCTGGCCATCGCAGACCGCCCAGCCATTCGGCGCGGCCGCGCCGAAGAAGAGCGTGATTGTCCCGACCGGCAATGCTCGGCCGAGCTGGCTGGCCGGGATCAAACCATCTTTGCCCAGCGTGGCGACGCCGTTGGCCTGCGCCTTCTGCGCCAGCGGGATGTAATCTGCGACGGTGGTCGCGATCGAGGCGAGCAGCGATGCGGCAAGGTCGGTGAGCCGAGCGGCCAGCTTCTTGGGCGTCACCGCCCGCACGTCGTCGGTGCCGGTTGCGGTCTCGGCCCCAGTGGCGATCTCGATCACGCCCCGCGCGGTCTCGGTTGCGGGCGGGTTCAACCAGTCTGCATTGCCGAAGGTGAAGGCGACGGCATTCAGCGCGGGAAAGGCGATGTCGAGTGCCAGCATCAGCGACGACACGGTGGACTTGGTCATGATCGATGCCGCCTGGCCATAAACGGCGAGCAGCGTTCCGTCGTCGAGGTACAGGCCAACGCCGCGGACGCCGTAGGCCAGCGCCGCGTCGTCGCGGATCATGAGATGGGCGATGTCGCTGCCGACCTGCTTGCCCGACACGTTTGCGAGGCGTCGGAACTCGCCGGGGAGCGCTGTGAGGGTGGGGGCCGGAACGAAGGGCGCGTCGGTCAGCCCCACCGTAGCGATGGCGAGCTGCGCGCCAGCGCCGGCGAGCTGCGCGGCGGTGAAGCGTGCGCGGCCGATGTCCGACATCACCAGGCGGAGCGAGGGCGTCATTGGCTGTCCTCAAGAAAATCGCCCGTGTCGTCTTCCAGCGGCTCGCCATCCTCGGTCTGGAGGAGGCGCGGCCAGATCGGGTCGGTATCCGCGGTGAGTGCGGTATCGGCACGGTGGAAGGCAGCGATGCGGGCGGCGCCGATCAGGCCGAAGCCCCCGCCCTGGTAAAGATGTTGCACCAGGTGGAAGTGTTCGCGCAGCGGCTTCACGCGCGTGATGTCGGCGACGATCGCCGCGGCGAACTCCGCGGAGGAGCGGGTCGGGTCCGGAGACGCGCCGTCGATCGTAACCAGCGGCAGGATCACGTCGAAGGTGTGGGGGGCGCGGGGCGGCGCAGCCTCGAACCACTCGACGACGCGGAGCAGTTGATCATGGCGGGCGAGGACCTGTTCGAGCGCCAGCCGCGTGCCCTTGATCCGGTGAAGCGCGATCGATCCGGCGATAGCGTCGCGCTTGACGCTGTCCGCCCAGGCCGGATCCCAGATATCGACGGACAGCCCCCAGGCGAGCCATGGCAGCAGCGTCGCGTCAATCGCAGCGGGGTCGAGCAGCGTGTCGACCCGCGCGTCGAGATCGCCGATCCGCGCGGTCGCGTTCTCGATCGCGCGTTCGAGCGGCGTGGCGTTGGGCGGGAGGAGAGTGGTCACGCAGCGTATCCCGCAAAGGCGAGCGTGATCGAGGTGCACCAGGCCGCCTGCGTCGGATCGCACGCGACGTCCGCGGCGAGGTCGAGATCGACGCGGTGCACGCCCGGAGGCGACAGGGCGGCAATCAGGCCCGATCGCGTGATGGTGCGGCCAAGCCGACGATTCTCGACCAGATAGGCGTCGAGT